TTTGATCTGTCGTTGCCAGCCGAGTCGTATCTGTACTGACAACCGAAAGAAACCCAGATCCAGCCCTTTGCGTTTCCTCAATCGTGACCACATTCGCGCTAGGATTCGCTACGGTAAAATCAGCATGGGCGTTGACTGCTGTGAAAATATTGTCTGCTGTTGTGTTATTTGACTCGTTTGGTCTGAAGCCCAGCGATGAAGAGGGAGATTCACCGCTGGAGGCTTCAGATGTAAATGTTACCGTATTTCCATCAGACTTTGTAAAAGTCAATGTAGTTCCTACTGCTATATTTGTAAAATCTGTGACCGTAATCGTACAAGCTCCACTGACACCGCCAAAGATATGTTCATGCCATGCAACAACATCTTCTTCTCGCCTGTAAGTCATGCCGACAAACTTGCCGTTTTTTAAAATACACCAGACTACGTTATCTGGCTCTTGCTGAAACGCCATCTCTTTGATCAAGCCCTCAGTGATATGCTCTGCAAGAAGAGTCATATCAGGAGCTATATAAGAATCTGTGTCAAAGTTATACGTCAACTCTCTTAGTTTTCGTCCTGCTCGTTGTACGAATAGAGCTACGTTTGCAACTGTTATGGGCTGTATATCAGCAGAACCATAGCTTGCCTGACGCTTAATTTGTGTATTTGTTGGGCTAATTGGTGCATCAACTGATCCTGCCCGAACAACAAACTCACCACCTGACGTTCCAACCAAAAGCTGTCGAGAGCTAGTAAGGTAACGAATGACATTGACCTGGTTGCTTCCAATCGTATAGACCAGAGCAGAATCATCTCTTGTGCCGATTGCGAAATCTGTAAAATCACCGCCAACAGAAAAGAAAATTGTTTGAGGATTTGCTGTCGTGTTAGCAAAAACTAAACGCTGTTCAAAGAATGAAACTGCTGCTGGGAACCCTGTTGTCGTTGAAAAAGCCCCTAAAGCAAACTCATCATCAGCAACCAGATCACCATTGATTGTAACTGTATCTCCTGCTGCTTCATCAACAAGATCAACTGATGGAGCAAATAACATCGTATCAGCTGTAATAGTCACGATAAGAGCAGAACTTTTGTTGTTACTAGTGCTTCCTGTGATCGTTACTTTCATTCCGACTTTAAAGCCTTCGCTCAAAAATCCACCAGCAGAGTCTTGCAAGCGATCATTATGCTCAAGACCTGTACTACTTGGATCGCCCTCATGGAAAGAAATCGTTGTTGCCGTCATTGCTGGCATCAACTCTGATCTGCGATCTTCATTCTCTTTTACCGTTGCGGTGACTGTTGTTGCATTAGTAAACGCAGTGATCTCAGCAAACCCATCATGCAGTTTTACCAAACGACCG